CGCCCATGGAAGCCTTGGTACCCCAAACACAGCGGCCCCCTGCCCGACCGCGGGGTGCTCGAGCGCGGGGCTGCCAGGGAGCTGCTGACCACCTGGGAGCTGACCCAGGACAAGGCCCTGGTGGACAAGCACCTGGCCCGCATGGACAAGGTCTACGGCAAGGGTGCCGAGGAGCGCATCCGGGCCTACATGAGAGAGATCAGACGGAATGAGCGCCTCAGTTAAACGACAAAAGCCGCCACAGGAGTGGTGGAATCTGCGCCGCCAGGTGTTTGCCCACTACGGCAAGCAATGCATGGCTTGCGGAACGACCGAGGGAAAGATGCACATTGACCACATCGTGCCGGTGCGTGACCGGCCAGATCTGGAGCTGGACTTCGACAACCTGCAGGTGCTGTGCTGGCGCTGCAATACGCGCAAGGGCCACCGGCATCAGATCGACTACAGGCAGGCGGTGTTGGGATGTCAGCCTTGATGGACAACATCGTGGACTTCAAGCTGCCCAGGCAGCCCCGTGTTCGGGAAAAGGATGCCCCGCCGGATCAGAGGAAGGTGGCCGTGCTGCCGTTCAGGGCCGTCTTTGACCAGAACCTGACCCACGGTGCGCTGCAGGTGCTTGCAGCTGTCTGCGCTTACTGCAACAGAGCTGGCATCACATGGGTCAGCCAGACCAGGCTGGCAAAGGAGCTGGGTATCAGCCAGCAGGCCGTGGCCAAGCAATTCAAGCAGCTGCGCGACAACGGCTACCTTGAGACCATCCGCAAAGGCTTCAAGGGCGAGCGCACCGACACCCTGCGGGTGATCTTCGACCCGTCCATCAAGGCCGAGGACGCCATCGCCATCACCTCAGCCCAGGAAGACACCAGGCCACCAGCTATCAAGGAGGAGCAGATGAAGGAAGAAGTAGACCGCCAAGGCCAGCAGCGCATCGCCCAGCTGGTGGCCAAGGCACTCAAAAACCCCGTAACCAAGAAGGAGTACCAGATGCCCAAATCAGGCGAAACCAGAGCCGTCAGAGAGATCAAGGAGGCCAACGCAAAGGCTAGATCCAGACGCTCCAGGGAGCCAGCCAATCACAATCCAGAGGTTGTAAATGGAGAGCAGGTTATCCACAGCTCAGAGGCTGCTCAAAAAAGCATCCATTCACAACCTAATCACAACCTGGAGGTTGTAGATAACACAGAGAACACAGGTATAGATAAGGTTAAGAGTAAGAGTATTAATACAGCTATAGGTGTTCTAGACAACCTGAGCGCAGAGCAGCGAGCCGAGGTCGCAGCCGCCGGCGTGACCGCTGCCGAGGCCAGCCAGGCGCTGCAGCTGCTGCTCGACGCCTACCGAGCCGAGGGCATCACGCCCAATCACGACCGCCTGGCAGCCGAGGTGATCAGCCTGGCAGATGCTGGCCGGATCCAATGATGCCCAGCAAGGCCTCTGGAAGCCCGCAGGAGCGCCGATCAGGGGCTGGTTGGTACATGGGTAGCATCACGCCCTCGCAGCGCCTTGTAGGGCCTGTGTCGCAAACCCAGACGAACGTATGGGAATTGGACAAGGGGGGGGTGCTTGGTGTGTCTGGAGCCAGGGGGGAGGGGCAGCGTGTGCCCAGGGAGCCAAAGGCCGACCATATGCGCGGGCGCATCGCGCAGGCGATACCGCGTGCGTTGCCGTGCGCGTGAAGGCACCCCTTGCCCCCCGCCCCTTGGCGTGTGCGAGCGGGGCCCTCGCCAAAATTTTCTTCACCTTTTCGACGACAATCTTTTTTAAGGAGAACGTAAATGGCTACTAACTACGAGATGCGCCCTGGACAGGGCTCTGCTTTCAAGAACGACAAGAAGACTGAGGACTGGCACCCTGCCTACAAGGGTAAGGTGATGCTGCCTGATGGGTCACTGCACTGGCTGGACATCACGCCCAAGAAGACTAAGGCTGGTGACACCTGGATTGCGGTGAAGGTGGGCAACCAGATCCAGGGTGCTGCCCAGCCGATGGACTCGCACAACCAGGCCAAGGGCAATGGGTATCAGCCGCAGAAGGAGGACGACAGTGACATCCCCTTCTGACGAGGACTTCATCCAAGCGTTTCCAGCGCACTTCAGTTTTAACCAGGGCATGACCCTGCGCGACTACTTTGCGGCCAAGGCGATGCTGCACTTCCTGCAGACCAGCGAGGAAGGCTATGACGAGGTTGCTGAGGACGCCTACTTGGTTGCCGACGCAATGCTGAGTGCCCGAGATGCCAAGACCTAAGTCCCGAGTCTCCGAGCAGATCCCGTCCCTGAAGAACTGGGGCGGGGTCAGGTCTGTCCAGCGCAGGCTGGAGCGCAGCAGCACCATCATGGCCAACCGTGAGGCTGTGGCTTATGCCTTGCTGTGCATGGCCAACACCAAGATCACTGATGTGATGACCTGGGGGGAGGATGGCCAGGTCAGGGTTAAGGCCGCATCGGACATTCCTGAGCACGCGCTGCAGGCGATCAAGACGATCCGCACGCGGGTGGACAAGGAAGGCAACAGCACGCTGGAGATTGAGCTGTACGACAAGGTGGGTGTGTTGCGTCTGCTGGCCAAGGCAAGCGGCCTCTTGGACAACCCGGACGACGGCAGCGACAAACCCAGCGTGATTGATGTGAATGTGGTGGCCCCGCCGCCGGAGGTATCTCATGACTGACATTGAAACCCTGCGAGCTGCTGCCGATCGGATCACGGCGCACAACGTGGCCCTGCGGAGCTTCCTGCTGCGCTTGCTTGACCCTGAAGACCTGGGTCATGCGGTGAGCCAGGAGGTGCGCCAAAAGGCCACGGTGCTGCTGTCCATGCAGAACATCTGCCCGCCGTGCAACAACCATTGCCGACAGGGCCGGGACTGCCCGAACAAATGAAGTACAGCTGCAAATGCTCGCCCCTGAGCGCCTTTCATTGGCGTGATCCTGACCGGCCCAGGCTCATTGATTGGTCTGATCTGAACAGGACGCAGGTGTCTTCCGCGCATTCCAGCGCGGTGGTCAATGCCAAGCGGGCCACCGGGGTGGATGTGGCCACGGTGCATGGCTTATCTAGTAAGCAGCACCCGATGAAGCTCGACCCCAGACACTTCCACGTTTTTATGAAAGCGGTCACCAGCGATGGCAAGAACAAAAGAGCAAAGTGACAAGGCCGTGGCCATGTCTGGCCTGCGCCTGGACTTCAGCAAGTCCCCGGTCATCTACGACTTCATCCAGTCCAATGCCTTTGTCCAGGGCCTCATGGGGCCGGTGGGATCGGGCAAGTCCTACGGGTGCGCCTCCAAGATCTTCATCAAGGCCGTGCAGCAAAAGCCCAGCCCCGTGGACAACATCCGCTACAGCCGCTGGGCGGTGGTCAGGAACAGCTACCCCATGCTGAAGACCACCACCATCAAGACCTGGCTGGATCTGTTCCCCGAGGCCACTTTCGGGCCCATGCTGTGGACGCCGCCCATCACCCACCACATCCGGCTGCCAGCCCGTGATGGCGCTGCCGGCATTGACTGCGAGGTGATCTTCCTGGCCCTGGATCAGCCCAAGGACGTTAGAAAGCTGCTCTCGCTAGAGCTGACCGGGGCCTGGGTCAACGAGGCCAGAGAGCTGCCCAAGGCGGTGATCGACGGCCTGACTCACCGCGTTGGCCGCTACCCTACCAAGCGCGATGGCGGCGCTACCTGGCACGGCATCTGGATGGACACCAACCCGATGGACGATGACCACTGGTGGCACAACATGGCCGAGAAGGAAAAGATGTCCGGCCCCTATGCCTGGAAGTTCTGGAAGCAGCCAGGCGGTGTGATGGAGGCAGACCCCGACGCCCTGCCGGACAACCCCGAGGCCAATGATCATGTCTTCTCAGCGGGCAAGTGGTGGAAGGTCAACCCCAAAGCTGAGAACATCAACAACCTGCCAGGCGGCTACTACCCCCAGATGCTGCTGGGCAAGAACCTCGACTGGATCCGCTGCTACGCTGGAGGCTTGTATACCTATGTCCAGGAAGGCCGGCCTGTCTGGCCCGAGTACGAGGACAGCACCATGTCCGGCGACACCGAGGTAGACCCCACGGTGCCCATCCAGATCGGCCTGGACTTCGGCCTGACGCCTGCAGCCACGATCGGCCAGCGCCTGCCCAATGGCCGCTGGGTCATCCACAAAGAGATCGTCACCTTCGACATGGGCCTGGAGCGTTTTGGGCTGGAGCTGCTTGCCCTGCTCAACCAGCACTACCCCAACCACCAGGTGCTGCTGTGGGGCGACCCCGCCGGCATGGCCAGGGATGCGATTTACGAGGTCACCAGCTTTGACTTCCTGCGAACCCTGGGGCTACGGGCGCAGCCGACGGCCAGCAACGACTTCAAGGTGCGCCGCGAGGCTGCGGCAGCCCCCATGCAGCGCCTGATCGCCGGCAAGCCGGGGCTGATCGTCAACAGACAATGCAAGCTCCTCCGCAAGGCCCTGGGCGGCGGTTACCATTTTAAGCGCGTAGCAGTCGGTGCCGGCCAGGAAAGATTCAGGGACGCGCCTAACAAGAACGAGCACTCGCACATTGGCGACTCCTTTGGCTACCTGATGCTGGGCGGCGGCGAGTACAACCGCATGACCCGCACCCCCAGCCTGGGCGGCAGGCCCATGAACCAGACCGTCATCATGAAGCAGGACTTCGATGTCTTCTCTGGGTGATATCAATGCGCTATCGCGTGGCTTGCATCCTGTACAGACCTCAATAGAATCTATTGGTATGAGTATCGACATCGATCTTGGTGTGGTGCATCACTTCTCGACGGGCGTGTACGCCAAGCAGATGCACTTGCCTGCCGGCCATTTTGCTGTGAGCCATGCCCATGCGTATGACCACATGAGCATCTTGGCCAAGGGCTGGGCCATGGTGGAGGTCGATGGGGTGAAGACTGAGTACAAGGCACCGGCGTGCATCAACATTGAGGCGGGCAAGAACCATGAGGTGGCTGCCCTGACAGACATCGTTTGGTTCTGTGTCCACGCAACGGATGAGACAGACCCGGACAAGATTGATGAAGTTCTAATTGGAGGATAACTATGCCGTGGATTGCAGCAGCGATCATTGCTTCAGCGGGCGTTAGCGCCTACCAGGCCAACAAAAGCCGACAGCAGGCGTCAAGCCAGCAACGTGAGGCGCTGGCCCAGCAAGCCGCAGATGCGGCCAGGATGCGCGAGGAGGTTACGCGCCAGACGCAGGCCTACAGCCAGCAGGCCACCTCGCTGCAGCAGCAGGCAGATCTGGCCCGCCAGCAGTTTGAGTTGCAATCGCAAACCTACCGCGACAACAAGCTGGCCATGGAGAACAAGGCCAAAGAAGTGCAAGCTTCTGCTGACGAGGAGCGCCGCAAGGCCGCGGCCTCCGAGGCTTCAGCCCTTCGCGCTCGCACTCGCGGTGGCCGTCGCTCGCTGCTGTCTGGTGAGCGCATGGATTCCGAGCTTGGTGTGGGCATGAGCCTGGGCGGCTCCTCGGGAATGTTGCAGTAATGGCCACGTTCCGTCCAACCCAAGCTAATTTGGCCAGGATATCTCGCCGCACAGGTGGCGTGGATAAATTGACCAGCGTGTACAAGCAACAGGTTGCGGATCTGACGGGGGAGTACACCAAGAGCTTCAGCGAATACCAAAGCCGCGTAAGCGAGCAGATGGCCCCGTTTGAAGCGGCCATGAAGCAGTACCAAGAAATCGACAATCCCAAGTACCAGACCGCGCTGTCTGACTACAGCGCAAAGATGGAGGCGTACCGAGCACAGCTAGAGGCTTACAGCGCCAATCCCTATGAAACTGTGAAGCCAACTTACAACAACAAGGTTCTCACTCGCAGGGACGGCCAAGTCTATCAAGGCGACTTCTTTGTCAACGGTATGCAGATCAACGATTACCTGGCCTCTGTTGGGTCGCCTACTCGCGTGACCATGGGGCAGTATCGTGAAGAAGGCCTCAACTACGGGCAAGACTTCAAATACCTGCGGCGTGCGCCAGAGAAGTTGACAGAACAAGCTCCAGTTGCCCCTGAACTACCTGTGCAGCCAGAGGTGTCTGCATTTGATTCCTCGCAATTTGAGCAAAAGCGCGGAGAACTTGAATCAGGTTTTAAGAGAGAAGTCGGTGAGCGCCGCGCTGCTCGCCTGCAGGCCACGCGCCGCAGCAACCGCACGATGTTGGGAGGTCGATGATGGACAAGGTTCAAAAGGTCATGCGTGAGTACAAAGAGGGCACGCTCCACTCCGGCAAGGGTGGCCCGGTAGTAAAAAATCCAAAACAGGCAATTGCAATTGCTTTGTCCGAACAACGCCGCTCACGCGCCAAGCGTAAAGGTGGTTTGATGAAAGAGGCCTCAGCATGAAAATCGAAATCGACATTGAGAAGAACGGCGAGGGCAAGTCGATGGAAGAAGACAAGCCCGAGCTGGAGGACGAGCAAAAGGTTGCTCTTGGCAAGAAGCTGCAGAAGAACATGACGCTCACGCGCATGGAGCGCAAGCTGCTGGCTGCCTATCTGCTCAAAGAGGACTGATTGAATCATGGAATACAACGACAAAACCGGCGGGATGCGCCTGACGCCCGAGCAGATCATCAAGCGCCAAGACATCGCCCAGAAGAAGAAGGACGAGTTCCAGGCGCTGTATATGGACTGCTACGAATACGCTCTGCCCCAGCGCCAGCTCTATGGCGTGTGGGAGGGCAACTACACCGGCAAGAACAAGATGACGCGGGTCTTTGACTCGACGGCCATTAACAGCACCCAGCGCTTTGCCAACCGCCTGCAGTCTGCTGTCTTCCCGCCGCAGCGCAAGTGGGCACGCCTTGACGCTGGCAGCGACATCCCTGCTGACCGCGCTGATGTCGCAAAGGCTGTGCTGGAGCAGTACGGGGACAAGATGTTCACCGTCTTGCGCCAGTCCAACTTTGACATTGCCATGGGCGAATTTCTCCTCGACCTGGCTGTGGGCACTGCCTGCATGATGGTTCAGCCTGGCGACGATGTCAGCCCCATCAACTTCATCCCGGTGCCCCTGTTTCTGGTCACCTACGAGGAAGGCGCGAACGGCCAGGTGGACAACGTCTACCGCAAGATCCGCATGAAGGGCGAGTCCATCCAGCGCCAGTGGCCCGATGCAAAGATTGAGGGCCAACTAGCACGCCTGATCCAGGACAAGCCGACCGAGGATGTGGAATTGCTGGAGGCCACGATCTTTGATGCCAAGCGCGGCGACTACTGCTATCACGTTCTCTACAAGCACAGCAAGGAAGAACTAGTCTACCGCCGGCGCAAGTCCAGCCCCTGGGTTGTCTCGCGCTACATGAAGGTGGCCGGCGAGATCTACGGTCGCGGCCCGCTGCTCACGGCCCTGCCGGACATCAAGACCCTGAACAAGACCATTGAGCTGCTGCTCAAGAACGCCAGCCTGGCTGTCTCTGGGGTCTACACCGCTGCCGATGACGGGGTGCTCAACCCCAACACCGTCAAGCTGGCCCCCGGCGCGATCATCCCCGTGGCCCGCAACGGTGGCCCGCAAGGCCCTGCCCTGCTGGCCCTGCCCCGCTCGGGTGACTTCAACGTCAGCCAACTGGTCATCAACGACTTGCGCCAGAACGTCAAGCGCATCTTGCTGGACGAGTCCCTGCCGCCAGACAACATGAGCGCCCGCTCGGCCACCGAGATCGTGGAGCGCATGAAAGAGCTGTCCCAGAACCTAGGCAGCGCCTTTGGCCGGCTGATCAACGAAACCATGATCCCGCTGGTCACCAAGATCCTGGAGGTCATGAACGAGCGCGGGCTGGTTGATATGCCGCTGCGCGTCAACGGCCTGGAGGTCAAGGTGGTGCCCGAGGCCCCGCTGGCTCAGGCCCAGGCCATGGACGAGGTGCAGGCCATCTTGCAGTACGCCCAGATCATGCAGGGCTTTGGCGCTGACGGTGCTGTGGCCATCAAGTCCAACATCTTGCCGGACTACCTGGGCGACAAGCTCGGGGTGCCCATGGCTGTGCGTAACAACCAGGCCGAGCGTGCAGTGCTGCTGGAGGAGGCCCAGAAGGCCCAGCAAGGCCAGCTGATGGCCCAAGCTATGGCGATGCAGCAGCAAGCCGGCGCAGCGCCTATGGGGCCGCCTATGGCTGAGGAGATGCCGGCATGAGCGGCTGGGACGACCTGGACAACGCCGACCAGACCGAGGACAGGCGCGAGGTCACCCAGAAGCGGGAAGACTTGATGCGCCTGTGTCTGCGGGTGTTCGGCTCCGAGGACGGCCAGAAGCTCCTTGAGTGGCTGCGCGAGATGTATGTGGATGTGCCCGTTGCCGTGCCGGGTGCTGATCCTTCCCATGCCTTCTTTGCCGAAGGGCAGAGGAACGTGGTGCGGGATTTGATCGCACGGATTCAACAAGCAAGGAAGCTCTAACCAATGGCAGACACTAACGACCAACCCGGTGGCGACACCGGCCTATTGGACTCGGTCACCGTCGAAGACCCCAACAAACCTGCGGAACCGCAGAAAGCGGAGATTCCGCACAAGGCCGCAGACCCTGCAGCTGCAAACCAAACCGCCGCCCCAGAAGCCCCGCCTGAGTGGCTCCCGGAGAATTTCGTCAAGGACGGCAGGCCCGACTACGAAAGCCTGGCCAAGTCCTGGCGCGACCTGCGCGGCAAGATCAGCAAGGGCGCACACAATGCGCCGGCTGACGGCAAGTACGACACCAGCAAGTTTGGAGAGGCCGCAGCAGATAACCCAATGGCAAGCACCATTGTGGGCTGGGCTAAAGAAAACGGCCTAAATCAGGCGCAGTTTGACGACCTGGTTGACCGTCTGCAGACCAATGCCCAGGAAATCATGTCGGCTGATATGATCGATCCCAAGGCCGAGATGGCCAAGCTCGGCCCCAACGCGAACGCCTTGGTCAACGGGATGGTGGATTGGGCGCGTGGTCTGGTCAACAAGGGCGTCTGGGCAAAGGAGGATTTTGAGGAGTTCAAGATCATGGGCGGCACTGCCCGTGGTTTGCAGGCTTTGGTAAAGATCCGCGAGGCTTATGAGGGCCGGGTGCCGATTGAGACTGTCCCGATAGACGGCGCACCCACCAAAGACGAGCTGTACCAGATGGTGGCCGATCCCAAGTACAAGACCGATGCTGCCTACCGGCAAAAGGTCGAACGCCTGTTCAACCAGGTGATGAGCTGATTGTCTCCAAGGGCTGCCGCAAGGCAGTTGCCATTTACCCCGGCCTAACCCGCCGGGGTTTTTTTTGTACAAATCGCAACAGGGGCTGTTGACAACGTCGTTTTTTCCCTACAATCATGGCCAAGGCCCACCGCAAGGTGACCCTGACCGCAGCGAGATGCTGACGAGCGGCTGCCGTAAGCGAGCGTTTCTCTGTCGAACGCCTTTGTGACCCTGTTCGACGCTGAGGTCAAACAAGCCTACCAGGGCAAAGCAATGCTGGTGGGCGCTGTGCGTCAGCGTCGGGGTGTCGAAGGCTCCACCGTTAAGTTCCCCAAGGTTGGCAAAGGCGTGGCTACTGCCCGCGTGACCCAGACCGATGTCACGCCGATGAACGTCGGCTTCTCCACCGTGACCTGCACGATGGGCGATTGGAATGCCGCTGAGTACAGCGACATCTTCAGCCAGCAGAAGGTCAACTTTGATGAGCGTAGCGAACTGGCCCAAGTGGTCGGTGCAGCAATTGGCCGCCGCCAGGATCAGCTGATCCTTGATGCGCTGTCTGCTGCTTCCGGCACCGGCACTGTCGCCAACTCCATCGGCGGTGCGAACACCAACATGAACATCGCCAAGCTGCGCGAGGCTGCCAAGATCCTGAACGCCAAAAACGTTCCGTCCGATGGCCGCCACATCATCATTCACGCCAACTCCCTGGCCGCGATGCTGGAGCAGACCTCGGTGACCAGCTCTGACTTCAACACGGTCAAGGCGCTGGTTCAGGGCGAGATCAACGCATTCATGGGCTTCCAGTTCCATGTGCTGGGTGATCGTTCTGAAGGTGGCCTGCCCATCGACGGTTCTTCCGACCGTACCCTGTACGCCTTCCATAGCCAAGCGATTGGCTACGCCGAAGGCATCGCTCCTCGCACCGAGATCAACTACATCCCCGAGAAGACCAGCTGGCTTGTCAACGCCCTGTTCTCCGCTGGGTCGGTTGCCATCGACGCCGAGGGTATCGTCAAAATCACCGCCCGCGACACTGCGGCTGCGGCTTAATAGGAGGGTCTGAAATATGGCTTACTCTGCTGACGGTTTTACCGCGTACAGCGCATCCAAGCGTGGCAATGCCCCGTCGATGTATGGTTACAAAACCACCGACGCCATTGCTGATGTCAACACCAGCGGGTACTTCAACTCGCTGGCCAACACCCTGGAAGTTGGCGATGTCATCCACTGCGTGACCTCCACCGGCACTACCGCCGTGGTCACCCTGGTGTATGTTGTCTCCAACGCCTCCGGCGTGGTGGACGTTACCGACGGCACCACCCTGTCGGCCACTGACGGCGATTAATCCTCGCCGGCAAAAGTGGGCCAGCCCCTGAGCAATCGGAGGCTGGCCCTTCTCACATTGAGAGGTTCACATGGCAGCAGGCGACACTGGAATCACCATCTGTTCGGATGCCCTACTGATGTTGGGCGCGAAGGCCATTTCGTCCTTCAACGATGGCACCGACGAGTCCAGCGTGTGTGACCGCCTATACCCCGACATCCGAGACTCCACGCTGATGATGTATCCGTGGAGTTTCAGCATGAAGAAGATTGCGCTGTCTCGGCTGATCACGGCCCCTGGCAGCGTCTGGAAGTACGCCTACCAACTTCCCGGCGACCGCCTGGGTGGCCCCCGCGCCGTGTATGACTCGGCTGCTGTTGGTGCCACGCCACGCAAGGAGTGGGAGATCCAGGGCGACCAGCTGCTGACTAATCTGGAAACGGTCTACATCGACTACCAGTACAGCACCCCCGAGTACGCAATGCCGCAGTATTTCGTGCAGCTGCTGAAGTACCAGGTGGCCTGGCACATTGCCGAGCCGATCACCGAGCAAGCTGAGAAGGCTGGCTTCTGGCGGCGCATGGCGCTGGGCGAGCCTAGCGAGAACGGGCGCGGAGGCCACTTCAGGCAGGCCACGCAGATTGATGGCGCGAACAACACCATCAAGGTGATCGACGACTACACCCTGATCACGGCGAGGTACTGATGTCCCGATTCGTTGACCTGCAGACCAACTTCTCGACGGGCGAGCTTGACCCGTTGATGCGGGCGCGTGTCGATCTGGATCAGTACAACAACGCGCTGGCCAAGGCCACCAACGTGCTGATCCAGCCCCAGGGTGGACTGCGCCGCCGGCCTGGCACCAAGCACATCCTGGAGCTGCCAAACAGCAGCACGCCCAGCGCCGGCAACGGTGTGCGCCTAGTGCCGTTTCAGTTCTCGGTGTCCGACAGTTATATGCTGTGCTTCACGCACCAGCGTATGTACGTCATCAAGAACGGGGCTGTGGTCACGGCCATCAACGGTGGTGCCAACAACTACCTGACCACCAGTGTCACCAGCGACATGGTGGACGATATGTGCTGGACGCAGAGCGCGGACACCCTGATTGTGGTGCATCCCGATCTGCAGCCGGTCAAGATCGTGCGTGGCGGTAGCGATGCGACCTGGACGGCCACCACCATCACGTTTGACAGCATCCCCAAGTACGCATTCAACATACAGTTCGACACGAACATTGGCTCGACGCTGACCCCATCTGCGGTGTCTGGCAACATCACGCTGACAGCATCAGCAACCAACCATGACAGCGGTTCAGCGCAGGCTGGCACCAGCACGACCATCACGCTGAAATCAACCGCCAGTTCCACTGACGACATCTACAATGGGATGTACGTCACCATCACGGGCGGCACTGGTGTTGGGCAAATCCGCATCATCAAAGACTACGTTGGAAGCACCAAGGTGGCGACGGTTGATGAGGCTTTCACCACCGCGCCCAATGGCACCAGCAACTATCAGGTGACCACCTGGACAACCGAGTCGGTCAACCAGTACGTCAACGCTACCCCGCAGGGCCGTGCTCGCATCGTTCGCTATGTGTCGGCCACGGTTGTTGAGGCTATTACCGAGTACCCGTTCTTCAGTGCCGCGCTAATAGACGCTGGTCGCTGGGAGCTGGAGCACAACTACGAGGATGTGTGGAGCAGCACCAAGGGGTGGCCGCGGTCGGTCACTTTCCATGAAGGCCGACTGTATTTCGGCGGCAGCAAGTCGCGCCCGTCCACCATCTGGGGCAGCAAGATCGGACTGTTCTTTGAGTTTGTGCCGACCGAGTCCCTGGACGACGATGCGGTCGAGGCCACGCTAGATACCAACGAGTTGAACGTCATCACCGACATCATCAGCTCGCGTGACTTTCAGGTCTTTACCACTGGCGGCGAGTTCTATGTACCGCAGCGCGACAGCGACCCGATCACCCCGCTGACCTTTACATTCAAAAACGTCAGCAGGAACGGCATCAAGCCTGGCACCCGCGTGCTGACCCTCGAGTCCGGCTCGGTCTACATCCAGCGCCAGGGCAAGTCGCTCAACGAGTTTGTATTCACGGACACGCAAGCTACCTACGTCACAAACCGCATCTCGCTGTTGTCTGGCCATCTGCTAAAGACGCCTCAGCGTGTCGCCTTGCGCCGTGCCGCCAGCACCGACGAGGCCGACCTGTTGATGCTGACCAACGAGTCCGACGGCAGCATGGCCGTTTTCTCGCTGATGCGCTCGCAGCAGATCACGAGCCCCAGCGAGTTCACCACCGATGGCCGATTCATCGACGTTGGCGTGGATGTGACCCAGATCTATTGCGTCACCAAACGCACCTTCAACAGCGTGGATCGCTACTTTGTAGAGCTGTTGAGCGACAGCCTGTATACGGACTGCGCCTTCACGGGCGGTGCTGCGGCCAGTGCTAGCAGCCTGCCGCACATTGGTAAGTCGCTTAACGTGATCTGCGACGGCGTGCCCCAGGGCAATGAGACTGTCAGTGGCGGCGGCTCGGTTACCTTTGACAGGGCCAGCACCGCAAGCTACGAGGTCGGCCTGCCGGTCACGGTCTATGTCAAGACCATGCCGGTGGACATCCGGCTGCAGACCGGCAACCGTGTGGGCTTTAAAAAGCGCATCGTCGAGATCAACGCGGTGGTCAAGGACACCCAGCACCTGGTGGTCAATAACCAGCCGGTGGCTTTCCGCTTGTTTGACAACCCGCTACTGGATGCGCCCGAGCCCACCTTTACCGGCATCAAGCGCGTCAATGGTGTGCTTGGCTACAGCCGCGAGCAGGCCATTGAGGTGTCGCAGGTCTTGCCGTTAAAGATGACGCTGCTCGGCCTTGATTACCGTGTGGCTGTTAACGCAGGAACCTGACCATGGCAATTACACCCCCTACCCTTGGACAAGCGCAGGCGGTCGGCGGCATCCTGGAGGCATATGCTGCGTCAGAGATGCAGCGGGCCTCGGCCATCCAGCAACAAACCGGCTATCTGTTGCAAGCACGCGACACTTTGGCCATTGCCGAGGTGCGGGCTGATCTTGACGAAACCTATGCCGCCGTGCAGACAGGCCGCCTGCTGCAGAAGGCAGAAACCGAGTCTCGCAATTGGCAGATCGCCGGCAACACCTTGCTGCGAAACATGAGGCAGACCAACGCGGCCCTGCGTGCCCGTGCCGCTGCCAGCGGTGTGGCGCTGGGCTCCGGCTCCATTGACGCTGTCCAGGCTGAAAACGTGGCCGCCACGATGCGCGATGTGGATGTGACCCAGCTCAATGCCCTGACGGCCAAGGTGCTGGGTTTTGAGGATGCCTCCGGCCTGCTGCAGTCCACCGAGCTGCAGAACACTTTGAACCTGTTCCAGGCCCAGCGCCAGGCCGGCCAGTACGGCCAGGCTGCAGCGGCCACCAGGAGAACCGGCGGGATGCTGGCCAACATGACGCTGGCGCGTGGCGTGACGAATCTAGCCAAAGCTGACCCGTTCTCTGGTGGCTATAAATACAAACCATTCGGTGGCGGTAGCGGCACGTTTGGCGAGGGAGAGTACTGATGGCAACCGGGCGCATTGAATCAGGCCGCGTGGACATCCGCGCACCAGGCTCCTCCCCCATGCAGCGCGTGGGGGTGGGTGAGGTCAACTACATCGGCCCGCGTGCCGAGGCCCAGGGCGCTGGTCAGATCGCTGAGGCGCTTGACCGCATGAGCGCCAGCCTGTTTGGCGAGGCTTTTCGGCAGCGCGAGAGGGAGGGCCTGCAGTTTGCTGCCGAGAACCCGCCTACGCCGGAGCAAATTGAGGCCGCCAAAAACGGCAGGCTGGACGACTTGGATCTGGGCGGCAACCCGCTCAGTGTGTTCCAGCAGGCTGTCCGCAAGTCCCGCGCTCTGCAGCTATCTCAGCAGTTTGAGATGGAAGGCAGCCAGGAGTTGGTGCGGATGCTGGAGCTGGTCAAGTTGGGCCAGGTCGACTCCGAGCAGATCCTGACCAAGATCAACACCATGACCGAGGGGCTCGGTCGCACGCTGTCCAAAATCGACCCGGACGCTGCCTACAAGTTCCGAGCCTCGATGGCCACTAGCGGTAATGCGGTGTACCGGGAGGCTGTGCAGGCGCAGATCAAACGAACACAGGAGCAGGCGCTCATCAAGGTGGACGAGAACTTCCGCAACCGCAGGGACATCCTGCAGGCTGCGGCCAACGCCGACCCAATCAACTTCGACCTGGTTCACGCGCCCACCTTCCTGGCCGACATCACACGCTCGGCTCAGGCCCTGAGCAGCCCAGCCCTGCAGTCGCAGTACAGCCAGCAGGCACGCGAGGCGATCAAGAACGCCAAGATCGGTGTGATCGCCAGCAAGCTCAACACGCCGGAGAACGCCAACACCAATCCCATGGCCGTGCTTGACCGCATCCGCAAGGGCGAGCTGGGCACGCACTCCCCGCTGCTCAAGTCCTTCCTGGAGGGGCCCGGCAAAGATGATGCTGCGATCCAGCAGATCGAGAAGCAGTTCATGGAATACGTCGGGAACCACATCCGGCTGCGCGATGATGCTGCAAAGCTGGACAAGACCAACCGCGAGAACAAGGGCAACGACCTGCTGATCGAGTACTACCGGCCCAACACGCCAACAAGCCGCAAAACAGCAATTGCCAACGAGCTGGCCGGTCTTCGCATCCTGTCTATCGAGCAACTGGAGAAGTTCCTCGACCCGAAGGCCAAGGCTGCGGACGGTTATGTGGTCGGTGCGCTTGAGAACAAGATCATGCTGGGCGAGATCACGGAGCCCGAGGAGCTAAAGCGCCTGTCTGCCCGTGCTGGCCTGAGCGGCGAGCAGTACCTGCGCCTGAACAGCCAGCTGCGCCAGGGCTTCGACAGGGATCAGGCCGAGGCCCGCAAGTTCCTCAACCGCGTGGCCGGCGTGCCGGATGTCCAAAGCGTGTTCGCCAGCAAGGACGACGAACACAAGATCGCCAAGGGAGACAAGCTGGTGGGCATCTGGAAGGACAAAATCGAAACCTTCCGCAAGTCCAACCCTGGTGTGGCCATCCCGTATTCGCTGTTGGCCCGCGAGGCCGCGCAGAACTACAACGATACTGACCGCGCTGACGCGACCAAGACCCGGGCACGCAACGAGCTGAACAACTTCGTGACCGAGCTTGTCTCCAAGAAGCGCGTGCAGCAGGGCTTCGTGATTGATGAGAACACCGATGTGGATGCGCTGGTTCGGCAGGGCATCTTGAAAATCACCGCCAAGGATGACCAAGCGGACTACGTCCGCAGACGCATCCAGATCCTGCGTGAAGTGGCGAGGTAACCATGGCCCTGAACAGACTAGAGCAGATGCTGGTTGACCAATACACCAACATCAACTATCCGCGTATGGAGCCCGAGCCGGAGTTGCCGGCAGAAGGCGAGATGCCCTTTGAGCCCTACCAAGTAGCACAGGCCGCTGGTGTAACCGGGCCCGGTGGTGCTGCCTTTGGCGTGTACCCCGGCATGGGCAAGCGCAGCCAAAAAAGCGACATTGGTGAACGCATGATTACTGGCATCCCTGATTTTGCTGCTGGCGGTGCGCGTGGATTTACCACTGCCGCACTCGGCCTTCCTGGTGACGCTCTGAAATTGGGTCGGTTCATTTACCAATTGGCCACCGACAATCAGGGCGGTGGTATTCTGGATAAGTTCGCCCGGGCCGCTGAGGGTTTTGAAGAGCCGACGCTGCTGCAGTCCAGCGAAGAAGTCAGCAAGGAGGGGTTCAGGATCCCCGGCACGCAGATCACCATCCCGATGCCGCCTGCCGTCCCGCCTGGAACCCCTGGCATGGGCATGACGCCCGCACAGCGCGAGGCTGCAGCTGGCGCTGGCCAGTTCGTGGGCGAGCTGGTGGGCGACCCGGTGGCGCTGGCCAAGGGTGGCAAGCTCGCCGTGCAAGGCGGCAAGGCCTTGCTAAAGGCCACGGAGAATGTGCCGGTCGGCATGAGCATCAAGCCGGTTGGCAGTCCTGAAGACGCCCTGCTGATGCCGGTCAAGGTTGCTGGCCGCGAGATCAAGATCCCGGCTGACCAGGCTGCGGTTCTGCAGAAGGCGATCAAGAACCTCACGCCCGAGGAGCAGGCAAAGTTCCGCTCCGACACGGCGCAGAAGTTCGTGACCATCTTGTCCGAGCTGCCGACCACCAAAGAGTTCGCTGCGGCGGCCATCGGCGGCAGGGCCAAGAAGGGCTGGTACGAGGGAAGCGCCCAGGCCATCCTGCAGGTGTTCGGCCCAGATGCGCCCCGCTTTGCCGCGCTGCTGTCGGCCACCAGCCCGCAGACCAGCGTCGAGTCCAACCTGTTCAACGCGCTGCAGGTCTGGAAGAACTGGACGGCGGCCGGCCGACCAACCGACCGCGATGCCATCGTCAAAGTCATGGGCCAAAGTGTCCAGGGCAACAAGGGCGAGGAGTCAGTACTGGATGCCTGGGTCAACAACAGCGTCAGGGCCCTGTCGTCGGAGGATCCCAGCAAGGTTGTGCTGTCTGGGCCTAAGGTAAACAGTTTCATGCTGAACCTGCAGGGCAACGTGGACGAAGTTACCAACGATGCCTGGATGGCTGCTTTTTCCCTGGTTGATCAGAGGATCTTCAGCGGGAGCCTGACCAAGGGCGGCGATCCCGGCAAGGGGCCCGGCTACCTGGCGATGAATGCCAGGGTGCGGGATACTGCCGCTTACCTGACCAAGGTGACCGGCGAGACATGGACGCCCGCCGAAGTTCAGGAGACAATCTGGTCTTGGGCGAAGACGCTGTACGAGACTGCTGGTAGTGCTGGAGAAAGCCGCAGCGCGGTTCAGCTGATCCGCGACAATGCGATCACCGACCAGCTGATCGCATCCACCCCTGACTTCAGGACGCTGTTCTATGACGCAAGATTCCAACCAATCCTTGAGCAAGCCGGATATGCAGACCAGCTCACCAGACTCCGCGAAGCTACTGGAGCAGCTGATGGTGCAGCAGGAGGCAAAAAACCCGGAGCTGGCGGCCAAGCAGGCACGCTTGATCCAGGCGCTACGCAACGTCTCAACGAACGAAACGCCAAGCGCCTAGACGCCCTGCGAAAGCAGAGGGAGCAAGCCTCAGCGGAGAAGGCGCAAGTACAGAACCCATTAGGAGGGGTTGAATAATGGCCGTCCCTAATCAACCCCTTG